ATAGGGTGTTGGTGCTAGTTTACCTTCATTGTTATAGGAAAGAGTAAATAGTGATATAGCTAAAGGATTAGTACTTAATAGACTATTTTGCTGGTTAGGGGGTGTAGTTTGTGTTACATACACTTTAGCTACTGTACCAAACCTAGGAGGAAGAGATAATGCTCTTACTGCGTAGTCTTGTAAGGTTACGGTACGTTGTTGTTCTGCGAAAGATCTTAAACTATTCTGTCTTAACTCTTCTGTTGAATCTCCATCTTTTCCACCAAATGCAGCTGCTTTGTTATTGAAAGCTAAAGTAGCTTGATAAGTGTTATCAGTTGCAGTAGATGTAGCTGTTACTATGTTAGTTACTGTATTAGATGGTACATTTGCAGCTGTTCCTCCTCCGGTTATATACCTTATTGTTAGAGTAACATTAGAAGGAGCTAATCCGTAAGTACTTGTAAATAAGAAGTTAGAAGGATCATAAGCTTTGTATAACTCTCCAGTTCCAGTACCATCTGTGATACTATTGTTAGTTCTAAATGGATCCGGTAGTAGAGACTCTTCGTTACCTCCTGCGATGCCGGAACCAAACTGTATTTGAAGTACTCCTTTTGATGTAAACCTTGTTACAAATCTTCTTGGAACTTTAGTTACTTTTAACTTATTAGGAGCTAAATTAGAATCAACGGTAGTGTTAGTTTCTTCTTGAAATACAGTATCTTGTCCTAAGAAAGGAACCTCTGTCCAAGTCTTACCGTCACTATCTACTATATCTAATACCCTAATAATGTTTTCATCTTGAATAGAAATAGTTGCAAACTTCTCTGCTGTTGTATATGTTTCAGTAGTAGATTGTATTTCACCAGAATATGCTCTAACTTCTTTGGATAGAGTAAACTCTGCTGGTTTTCCGTTTTCGTCTACTGAGTATATCTTTACATCTGTAGGATCAAATGAACTGCTAAATGTAAAGTCTATTGGTTTAGATGTTAAGAATGTAGGAGTACCGGCTGAGTCAGATCTTATTACTGAGCTTTCATCTACTTTTAATGCTTGGTCCCAGTTAGGTGTAAAACCAGCTGTTGCTGCTATGTTTTGAGTTACAGTTAATGTAGTTTCTGCTGCAGTACTTACTTTTGGTTTATACCCCATCATGTAAGCTAAAGAATATAGATTAGATGGGTTTTTAGCGTGCTGTAAAAATGTTTCTTGTATCTGGGTATCTTGGTAGAATGATAGTACATCTCCTACATAAGCAGCCATTTCAATAAACATAAGACCAGGTGAGGATGGACTAAAGTCATTATATGCATCGGGAAAATAGTTCTTAGCATATTCAATGAGCTGGTTCTTAAAATCCCCAAACTCTTTATTTATATACTTTATGTCTCTTGTTTCAGCCATTTTAGTTAAAGTTTATTACCACTTCATCTTCTATATTAGTTTCAGATACCTTATATTTTAAAGAAAACTGTATGGTACCTGTTTCTGTGTCACCTACTGTGCTTATATCGGTTGGTACTATTCTAGGGAAAAAGATTCTTAAGTCTTCTCTTACTAGATCATCTACTCTTCTTATACTATCTTGAGTTAAATTCTCAAATAATAGGTTCTGTAGTTCATTACCAAAGGTAGGGTTTAAAAACCTTTCCCCTCTTGCTGTAAGAAAATAGTTAATAAGATTAGTCTTTATAGCATCTTTTGTTTGATACGTGGAACTAAAAACCGCTTTACCAGAAAAAGGTAAAGATACTCCAACAGCTTTTCTTGGTTGGAAATCTAACGGGTCTATTTTTCTTATTTCTGTTGGCATTCTACGTTAATGTTTTTCTACTCTTTTTGTTAGCTAAGTCTAATACATCTTTAGCTTTAGCAACGAAATCTAACTTACTAATATCGATACCGGGCATAGGTCCGTTATTTTCTCTAGTCATTTGATTAGACATCATTGATGCGAAGTTAGGTTTTTCTACTCCTGAGTTTACAAAGTTATTAGCATCTGCACCTGTCATTTCTGCTCTTGTTGCATTCAGCATTTCATCTAAAGTTGCACTCTTACCTGTAGACCATTTTTTAGGTTCTCCTTTAGGTACTTGTGTAAATGTTTGAGATACCTGTTTTGGTGGAGTACTAGCGACTTTTACTGCTTCAGTAAGCACTTCTTGTAACTCCTCCTTAACTGCTGCTCTTACTTCTTCTCGTATTATTTTTCTTAATTGATCGAGTTTCATATATATAAATAGTTTAGTTATGGAAGTTGATTATCTAATCTAAATTTTACTTCATCTAAAAGTACATTTACATCAGAACTAAATGAGGACTGTCCTTTTAATACAGTTACTCCTTCATCTATTGTCTTTGCTACTGCAAATCGCTTTGGTGCTATTGCAGGAGAGTTAGGATCTTTTTGGATCTCTAATATATATTTTATTCCGTTTTCCGCAAGATAGTTATAATCTAAGTCTTCTCCGTTTTCATCTTGCTTACTATCGTTTATAGTATTTAATAGTTTCTCTATAGTTTTTTTGTATCATCACCTATGTTACTATCCTGTAGTTTATTTAGGCCATCCGATAGTGCTGCTAAAGCTGCTGATGGATTATCAGTATCAAAGTCTTCTTCTCTAAATCTACCGTCTGTACCGGAACCTGTTCCTCCTATTAAACAGTTTGAGGTATCTCCACTACCT